CCTGAGACAATATATCAAAACTAGAATTTGCTGTTAATTTTGCAGATGATGCAGCAAATATGTCTATTGATGAATCTGATGTAATTTTTGTAAAACCAGCAAATGATCCATCAAAAGTACCACTACTTGATATTGCAATATTTCCATCAGTAAAGATATCAAAATTACCAGTAACCTTAGTCTTTGTTGGACCATTTACTGATAATTCTTCATATTGTTCAATAAAGGTTCTTCTTCCTTGCTCTACTCTCGTGTGAGATTCTCCGTGTATTAGTTGATGATGATTTGCACCAACTTCAACACGCATATCACCTTTTTCGACTAAAGTTTCAGAATAACCATTTGTAATCCATTTGTTGTCAAATTGTCCATCAACACGAATATCTCTATTTCCACCAATTTCATTTACAAGATCTTTACCAACAACAGTATGCATCTTTCCAGTAACTTCTAGATTATAATCACCATTTACAAAGTGGTTATAGTTTCCCTTTTCTTGACGAATATTCACAACGCCACGATTCATCAATAGATTAACATCACCATCTTCGAGTTTTAATTTACAGTTACCCTTTTTGATTACGAGATTGACATTTGAATTTCTACCAACTTCAATATCAAAATTTACATTCTTTGATGGTGTGCTTTCTGTATCATCTTTATTAACTACAATCTTTAGTGCTTTATCTATTGTTACATTACAAAAACCATCGACATGGACATAATCATCTCTTAAAACTGAGGTGTATCTATCTCGTACTACCTTTGTAACTCTATCACCATTTGGATGGAATTCTTCAAATGTTCCTGATCTATGGAATACATCAAGTCGTTCTGATCCTGGAGTATCATCTACTTGAATGACATGTCCAGATTCCGATTCAAAGACTTTATTATATGGATAAACATTGTCCGTAGGTTCTCCCTTTACCTTACCATACGGTGTCTCTGGTTCGCTCCATTCGCCTTGTGTTTGTGTTGGTGATACCATATATAATCTCTAATTTATTTATTTACCATCCTGACAGCCACAATCTCCACATGCATCATTTCTATTTGGGTTGTTTGGATCTAGTTGGTTATTTTGCTTCTCTGTAATATCAATAGAAGGAATTGCATTACCATCTAGTATGATATTACCAAATTGATCGCGTGTTACAGGAATACCGTTTACAGTCACCTTCTCTGTTGGTGAAACTCCTGTAGAAATACCAGTTTCTGTACCGACTGGTTTTGCCGCTTCTTGGTTTGTTTTCTTTTGTTCTGCCAAGTCTTTTGGATCTACTAATGTTCCATTTGCTGTTCGTACATAAGAACCAACACCCAACAATGATCTTTCTTCTATATCTGATTGTAGTTTTTGTATATTTGATTGTTTTACTGTCTTATTTGTTTGATCAATAACACTTTGTTTTATTGCACTAGCACCAGATTTAACATTTCCCATACTATCTTTATAACAAGCAGCAGCCGCTGAAACTATAGTAGGAGTAAAGATTCTATTACCACCTACAGTTGTTGCTCCTGATGAATAAACAGATTGACCATTTGCATTTGTTGGCTGGTCTTTAAATTGCTTATAGTTTTGTTTTAGTGATGGTTTTGATGAAGAATCAACACCATTATAACCAACACCAAGACCTTTATTTGTTCCTTTATTTGCACCACTTTCACCAGTGACTCCAGTTGAGAACTTCTCAAAAGGAATATCTGCAACAGGAACTGCTGTCTCTCTTGTACCACCATTTTCTCTTGGTGCATTCTTCACACCAACAGAAGTCTTATCTATTCTATTCTGATCGTTTACACCTAATATGTTTGTATCAGGGGTTCCATCTACATTATCACTTGCATCAGCGGCATAATCTGGTCTTGGATAGGTTGAATTACTTTCTGCTGTTTGCAATTGAGCACCATGCTTATCCCCATCATTACCCTTTCCATTTGGGTATTCTCGCTTATCAAATGCATTATTTGGTGCATTCTTTAATTGAAATGCTGATCTCAAATCTTTAAATGCATTTCCGGGTTCTTCACCTAATTTTTTAATTGTCTTGGCATTCAATCCTGCGATAGATCCAAGAATCATGGGAATCTGATATGAGCCAGGATCAGTAAAGAAGCCCAGAACCCATGTACCCTCTACCAAACCCACTGGAGTCGATCCTAGACCGCCTAATGCAGCTGAGGTGATTCCCTGAACCGGAGTAGCCCAAGGCAATTCGCTGGTTGGGAGAACATTTCGGTCATCATCATGGTAACCAAGTATGCGTACACGAACACGACCTATCTTTAATGGGTCTTTTCTGTCTTCGACTACTCCGAAGAACCATGCAAAACCGTCTTTTCCTAAAAATCCACTCATGTTGTATTATTCCGTAGTACGCCTTCTCTTACTGCTCCAGTCAATTCTGGATAGCATTGTGCTTCTGTACATAATTGATTTACTGCTTGAACTCCACCCAAGTTTTGTATTGTTGTATTTCCCTTAAGGAGATCGGTTAATTTATCTGCTGCATGATCAGCACTATCAGAAAATTCAGAATCTCTTCTAAGGGATAAAGAAGTTCTCAAATTAAATCCTAATGAATCTCCTCTATTCTCTACAGTATGTTTAATTCTTGTTATGAGGAATTTACCAACGAAGAAAGGATCTCTAGCATTTTTTGTATCAATTGAATCAACTTGGGGTCTTCCAAAGAAAACCACATCACCAAGACTGATACCAACATTTCCCTTTATTTCAACATCGATACCAAATTGATCTAGAGCAGCCATAGATGCTATTCTCTGGAGTAACCATTTATCTACATTGTTTGCAGGATTATCTGGGTTTCCGGGTTTTTCTCTTACAGAAAATAGTTTTGTTGCTTTTGGGTAATATTTAATTACCGCATCTGGATTATCGTAAACTTGATTTATAACACTGCTTGATGGTGCAAATTTGGTATCCACTAATTGTCTATCGTAAAGATGGTTTTGCTTTTCAAACAATTTATCATATCGCATAGTAGTTTTTGCATACTTTTTTCTAGTAATATCAAAAGTTAAGCAGGTGGATGCATACATTCCTTCCTTTATATTATTTAAAGGTGAGAAATCCTTTGCAAGATGCTGTAGTGCTTCGAATGAAACCTTCTTTGTAATTTCACCACTAACTAGATTATTATTTGGCATCATTCTTATTGTTATGCCATCGTCTTCCTTTGTACCGATTACAGGATCTCTTTTCATTAAAGATCCAATACTAGTAAAATGGTGCTTGTGATCTATGTCCTCATAGAACACAAAATTATGGTTTTGTTTGTTATCTTTATTCTTATTTTTATCAGCAGTTGCTTTTCCTGTTGTACCAGAAGAACCAGCATATGCTCTGCTTGTTAACCACATTATTGCTTTCATTGGAGAAAGATTTGGTATTACTACCTTTTGCTTTCCATTTGTTTCTTCATCGATGGAAACATCTAATGATAATTGATTCTTTGCTATTGAATTTACAATATTACTGATCTTATTTTTATAAGATTTTCTTATCTTCTTAAATTCATTGACAATCATTCCCTTTGAACAGAAATGATATGTAGTTGCTTGCTTGAATATTGCTTGCTCACCAGCAGATTCTAGCGGCACCATTGATACTTTATAGATGTAGTATTTTGCAAAATCTAAAGTTTTATCTCTAGAAACTGGAGTTGTTTTTGTAGAAAGAGAAAAAATTAATTCTTCACCTTTACCAACAATACCACCACGAAAATTCTTTGTAACTCTGCTTGATGGTACATCGATAATTGTTATATCACCAGTAACAAATGGATCATATAAACTTTGATATATGTTAATTGATGTCACGACTTCGGTAATATCAACCGAAGTATCCTCTGACTTTATGATTATACTACCAAGTGTTTCTAGATTTATCATATTAAACTGCCATCAATTTTGCATATTCTTGTTCTATTCTAATTGCTACTTCAGGCGTAGGTAAGTAGATATATCGTTTGTTATCATTTTGTTTTACTTCATATTCATAATTTGTAACAACATTATTATCTACACCAGCCAAATAACCCTGTAAATAACCAGTTAAAGGATCAATATAAACACCGTTGGATTCAAAATGGTGAAGAGAATCTTGCTCATATAGATTTACTCTTGCAATATCACCAATAATAATTTTAGGAGTGGTTCCTGTTTCTAGTAACGATATTGCTATATCAGCATAATCAACTATACGATTACCATCCAAATCTGTATTAAAAATATAAACAGTTTGATTAGGAGAGAATGTGCCTGCTATTTGTTTTATCGTTAACTTACTCAGAGAAGCATTCCAACTCACAACTTCTGCTGCTATATTCGTATTATTAACAACAGTTATAAGATCTCCCGGTTTTATATCATAATTATAAATGCTATCTAATTTAAAAAATATAGACGAAAGACCTTCATATTTTTTCTTGGTGTAAGCGTCAAAGGAATTTGATGAAAGTGGCCAATCTGTATAAACTCCCTTCATACCATTGATTAGTAGAATTATCCAGGAGTAAGATTGTTTATTGTATAGTCTCAGAGCAATAGATTCTGGTGTATCACCTTCACGGATATAATACTGAATACTATATTGACTATTTTTGTAAATATCAAAACCAGTTAATGTTGCAAGAATATCAGTTACCTGAACACTATTTCCATTATTATCTGTCTGTGTGATGAATGGGTGTTTTGTAAAAAACATATTATGTTATTGCTCCGGGTGTCATTGCTATTGTCTTTGTATTTGAATTGAATATATCAGGTTTTAATGCTGTTTGTGTTAATGATGTACTTTTCTTTGGTTGAGTATAAACAACACCTTCTGATAACATTCTATAATAAGAGAATGATACCTGCTGCTTTACATAATTACCATCTGCTTCCCATGAGTAATCAATCGAACCAATATTTGTTGGATATGCACCTATAAATTGTGTATTATAAATTTTACTATTGGTTGTATCAATCTGGGTCAAGACTATAAGAGAAGAATTGGTATAATTATTATAATACTCTACACCATTATTAATATCAAAGATGTATTCTTGCCAATTTAAGAAGAATTTTCTTTCTCTAAATCCTTGGCTCATGCGGAAGGTTAGGTTTAATTCATTACCATAATCAATTGAATAAGGTAATCTTAGAACTGGTAAGTTGTTAAGTTTAAAATCTGTTGTGAATAATGTCTGGTTTGGTAAGTTTGCAGACTCACAAACAAATCTAAAGCCATTCCTATCGGCTAGATCTGATAGTGTGTTATTTGGTATTTGGGGTGGAAAGACTGTTACAAAGAATCTATTTGTTCTATAATAGATACCAGCATCTACTAGAAAGTTAGCAAGTTCTGTCACACCGTTACCTGTAATGGGATTAAACGATGCTATAGCGTCAGAGATACCAAAAGATCCGGCAGATGGTCTATCCCTTAAGCCCAATTGATTTAGTGTTTGTTCCGCTGGTCCAAATTGAGTCATTTATCGGTTCCTAGAGTTTTTTCCGTTATTATTTTAAATTCCCAGTTCTGTTTTTTAGCAAATTCTGTAGCAGCATTCCACTTTGAATTATTTATTATCCAAGTTTTACTTTCTTTCAAAAATGTCCTTTGCTTCTTATTGTTGGACTCTTGTGGCTGCACACATTGTCTAGAAGGTTTAATCTCCACAAGATAAACCTTAGTATCACCAGTCTTTTCCTTCACCTCTATGACAAAATCTACATAATATCGATGAACTCTGTTATCTAGTGGTGAAACATACGGAATTGCTAGTTCCTCTGATGACCACTTTAAAATATTGTCATTTCTGTCACAAAAAACCATAAACCGTCGTTCCAACAAAGAACGATAGACTATATTGTTGGGGTTCCCAACATACTTTTCCGGTTTTTCAGGTCTATATTTTCCTTTATATGGCATATAAATAAAAAAGAACAGTTCTATCCTATTTATCTAGAAAAATGGCAGAAATACAACAACAAAACATAGCAAACTATTCCGATTTAGCAGGTTCTGGTGCATTACCCGTTCTTACAAGTGCCCCAGCAAATTATCAAACTATTACCGGAAACACCGTAACTGTTGCAGATCAACAGAGAGCACTTGCTAATATTAATCAAAAAAACAATGTTGAAAATAAATTCAAGGCATTGAATCAGGGATTACCAAGTATAAAAAATACAACCGAACAGTTATCCTTTACGAGAGAGACTGCAAAATTAAGAGACTGTATGGTTATTACTTTGTATTCCCCTTCTAGCAATGAGAATCCAAATCTTTCAAATTCACAAGGACAGTTCCAACGACTTATCGGAAATGGTGCTTCAAATCTTGCAAGTTCTAGTGTTAAAGGTATTACCACATTTGCAGATGATTTGGTAACCAAATATGGATCACAAGAACAACAAACTTTATATAATGAAACAAAATCTAACATAAAAAATGCATTTGATAATAAAGATACCAGTGGACAAATAGAAGAATTAAATAGAACTTTTTATACAGAAGGAACCGGATCCAATAAATCTAAGACTATATTCCTACCTCTTCCAAAACAAATTAATGACATACACAGTCACAATATTGATGCATTTTCAAATAATCCATTAATACCAATTGCAGGTGTTGTGAGTGGACTATTAGATTCAATAGGTGGCGGCGGTGGTCAAAATACAAGCGGCGGTAGTCGTAAAGTTTCATTTCCAGGAGTTGGTGGATATATTGCAAACAACCTCCAATTAGCAGCCAGAAAATCATTTAATCCAGCAGTTGAAACTCTATATCGTTCTCCAACTCCAAGAAATTGGCAATGGAACATCGAATATAGTCCAACAAGCAAAGCTGATGCGACTGCTTTTATTCAAATAGTAGAAGCATTGAAACAACATTCATATCCAACTCAAGATCTTGGTGGTGTGTTATATACATTCCCAGGAACAATTGACTTTGGATTTAGAATCAATGGAGAAGTATCATCAGTTCTTCCTAGAAGTTTACAAAAATGTTTCATCAAAGGTGTACAATTAGATTATACACAACAAGGATTCTATGCACACTTTAAAGATGGTAATCCAGTAACAATAGTTCTAACACTAGACATTGCTGAGACAAGACTACTTGATAGATCCGATTTGGATCCATCACTAAAACAAGCAGCATTATCAGAAGATGAAGTGGATAGAGCAGTATCAGAATATGATAAAAATGATTAAACCATGAAGGAGATAATGAAATGATTGATTTAAAGAATTTAGTATCGTTACCGACTTATACAACCACAATACCATCAACGGGTAAAAAGGTTTCTTTTAGACCATTTGTGGTCAAGGAAGAAAAAGTTCTGCTTATAGCATTAGAATCCAAAAATAATGAACAAATAACAAATGCATTAAAAACAGTATTTGAATCATGTTTTAATGAAAAAATAAATGTAGATGAAATGTCATATTTTGATATTGAATATCTCTTTATCCAATTAAGAATGAAATCAATGGGTGAAATTGTAGAAATAATAGTGAAAGACCCAACAACTAATGAAAAGTTTGAAACAGAGATGAAATTAGAAAATATTAAAGTTTTAAATTTAACAGAAAATAAAAAAAACTTTGATATTAAATTAAATGATAAATTTGGGGTAATTATGAAATACCCAAGAATAGTAGAATTTGCTGAACTTGGAAATACTGATAAAAACAAAACAGAAATAATGTTTGAATTGATGGCATCATGTATAGATAAAATTTATACATCAGAACAAGTAATTGAAGCAAAAGATAAAACAAAAGAAGAATTGAAGGATTTTTTAGAAAATTTACCAAAAGAAATGTTTTTAAAAATAGCAGAATTTTTTGATATTTTACCACAAATTGTATACAAAGATGAATTTATAAGTCCAACAACTGGAAACAAAATACCAATATTAATAAATGATTTTAAAACTTTTTTCGTCTAATGCTCTCGGTTGAAAATTTAAAAATAATGTATGAAACTAATTACGCATTGATCGAGAGCAAAATATTTAATATAAATGAATTAGAAATTATGTTACCTTGGGAAAGAAGAGTTTACATTGGATTACATATAAAAAATATCCAAGAACAAAAAGATAGAATAGAGCAATCCAGAAAAAAAAGTAAAATAAGAGGATAATTCATGCCACTAGAAGATAAAGAAAAAATTTTAATAGACATTAGTAAAAAGGTAGATGGTGTATTTAAAACCATTAATTCTTTATTTTCTATAACAGAAAAACAAAATAAAATAACATCAGATCAAGTTGCAAAACAAGAAGAAATAGAATCAGAATCAAAACAAATTGAAGATGAAGATAAAAAATATAAAATAAAAACAACAAAACTGTTAGAAGAAATTAGAGATAAAGAATTTACAATATCAGGTGGCGCAGGTGGTGGAATATTGGGTTCTTTACTAAGTGGATTTTTACCAGGATTGATAGGAGTAGGTGCTTCAATTGCTGGATTAATTACTGCTATTAAGGGATTTAAAGAATGGTGGGAAAGTGGAAAAATAAATCCATTTGCAGATTCCAAACCGGCTGCACGAGAAATATTACCACCAGTTGCAACTGCTACTGCTACAACTTTTGCTGCAACAAGTAAGACTGGACAAGCAGGTACAAAATTATTTGAAAGTGCAAAACAAGCAAAAACCCAAATCGGTGAAGCGGTTACTGGAAAAAGTTCCACAAAAACAAATTTAGAAGTGAAGGTTTTGGATGCCGAAAAGGGATTGGTAGAAATAAAACCAGTTGCCGAAAAAATACCTGTAGGTGAACGAGTAATTGCCGGTGCAAAAGGAACAGGAAATGCTATAGGATTTTCTGCAAAAAGTTTAAAATCTGCAGGAAGAACAGGACTTGCAACTGGTGCTATTAGCGGTGTAACATCATTTTTTGCAAATGATGATGTACCATTTTTTGAAAGATTAAAAGAAGCAGGAATGGATTTTACTAAAGGTGCTGCTTTAGGCACAGCAATTGATGTAGGATTGACTGGTCTATCGGGAACAGCCGCTGCAATGGGTGCTTCCAGATTAGCAACTCTAATACCAATTGCTGGTCAATTATATGGTCTATATGAATTAACAAAAACAGCATATAATGCAGGAACTATTGGTCAAGAGATTGCAGAAGGTGGCATGTTAACAAAGCTTCAAAATAAACTTGATGCAGATAAAGAAAAAGCAAATAAATTATTAGAACTTTCTAAATTTCAAGAAAATTCTGGTGCTAAAGAAGAATCCGCAAGAACTGCTCAACAAGCAGCAAATATCTTGGAACAATCTAGTATTGAATTCGCACAATTTCATAATATAGTATCCACAAATCAAAAGTTAAATCAAATTGTGGATATGAATAAAGCATTTGGTCTTGGTAGAAAATACAGCATAGAAGATGTAAATAGTTTATCAATCTTTATGCAACAAGCAAAAGGTGCATCAGATAAAGAAAAACTTGAATATTTAATGAAAGATTCTGTATATGGACCAAAGGTTTCTGAGATTGTTGGTAATGTTGGAATGTCTAAAACTTTAGAATTATTAAAACAAGCACCAACAATATTAGAAGATTATAATACCAATAGTTGGAGAAATCCAAGTGAATATTGGGCAAAACATGAAAAAGAGATAAAAGAAGAAATTCAAAAGCAAAAAAGTATTCTTGATGCAAAACGCGAGAAGTATGATATGGATTCACCATTCAAATATGGAAATCACGAGTTTGCAAACGAAGGAATCATCGAAGGAACAAGGCGTGGTTCTAGAATCATTGCAGGTGAGAACTATACTTCAGAAGCAGTTGTATCAACCAAACCAAACACAGTCACAGAGACAATTGGTAAAAACTTATATGATATCATTAAGCAGAGTGCAAACTCAGATATAAGTTCCACACAAAGACAGTCAACAATCATAACAGATGCTCTTAAGAATACTATTCAATCATATTATGATATGACAAAGATTTCACCATTGAATACTCAAGGTGGTCAAACTATTGTAAATAACTTTGTTGGTGGTATGGGAGCAGGAAACATGCCAGAGACAAATGCACAGTTCAATAGTGGTGGTTTAACTGTAACAAATACAGAAACCGTACTACAAAAAGTATACATGGACGCATACAAAGCAGCACTACTATAAAAAGAAAAGAGCCAGATTTCTCTGGCTCTCTTCCACACCGCTTTCACATTTTACTCACTCGTCATCATTAGTAAGCTTCTCGAAGTAGGACATTGCATCCTCTTCCTCAACCTCCTCAACAACCTTCTTCTCAGCCATCTTGGCTGGCTTAGAAGTCTTGGGGGTCGAATACTTCAGTTCAGTCTCTGGTTCGAAATCATCATCTGACATCTCCTCAGCCTTGCGCTTACCCTCTGGAGCAGACTTGAGGACACTATCCAACTTCTTGGACAGTTCATCATAAGACTTGAAGTTATCTGCCTTGAGGAACTCCTGCAACTTGTGCTGCTTCGCCCAGACACCTTCCAGTTGCTTATCATCACCACCGAGAAGAGGAGCAGGAACATCAAACTCGCTCTTGTCGTAGTTAACATAACCAGCAACCTTACGAATCTTCAACTTGAAGTCTGCACCCTTCCAATAATCAAAGACATTGGTTGGAGTCTCATCAGCAAACTCAGGCTGCAACTTCTCCATGATCTTGTCAAAGATCTTCTTACCAAACTTGAAAAGGAACACCTTTCCATCGTTTGAAGGATTCTTTGGATCCGAAACGACCATGATGTTTGCAATGTAAGACAACTTACGCTTGCGATCACGGGCTACGGTCTTGTCATCCTCAATACCGGAATTCCAAAGTTCACTGTTTGCTTCACAAACAGGGCACTTGCCACCGATAGTGGTTGGGCAGTTTTCAATAAACCAACCACCCTTGCCTTGGAAACCGTGTGAGAACACACGAACCCACGGAACATCCTCACCCTCAACAGGGGGAAGGAAACGGATGACAGCGAAACCATTGCTTGCTTGATCAAGCGTAGGCTTCCAGAAACGATCATCCTTGTAAGACTCTGCGCCCTTATTCATCTTCTCTAGTTCTTCAGTCAGACGCGAAATGTTTTCCTGAGAACGCTTCTTTAGATCCTTGAACGACATATACGATATCTCCTTTTGTATGTTTTAAGTGTACGACATGTACGACTTACACCAGTAGTATACTACAGATACTGAAGTAGTCAAGAGTATATAGATTAGATTTCTACTTCATATTTACTAAAATCAACATCAATATCACATGAATTAAAATTACTTGCCAATAGAGTTGGTGGTCCAGATTGACCAGTAAAAATTAATGGAAAATATTCTTTTGAATATTTTATTTCATTATCCCATTTTCGTTTACCAGTATTATTTTGATCTACAAATTTTTCAATACATTCGCCTAATAAATTGTTTGCTGGAAAAAAATCAAAGTCATGAAGAATAATATAATTTACTTTATCTTTTAATTTTTTAAATGAATATGCTCTTGATTCCCATATTCCTTGATCAATAAAAACCAAATCCCAATTATCATTACTCATATTATCAATTATTGTATTCCAAGAATCAATAGAATGATCTACTATAATAAATTTGTGATTGTTTGTAGTATATTTTTCAATATATGGTTGTGACCATTCTTTATTTGATTCTATACTAACTACTTTTCTATTATATTTTTCTGAAAATTTATGTATGAGTTCTGTGCTTCCTTCACCACAACCAAGTTCTAAAATTGAACCAGTTGTTTTTGACAATAATGTATGTAAAACTGGTTGATGAGTATAGTATGGATTAATATTATGTTTTAAATTATATTTCATTTTTGTTTTCTTTCAATTTAAATTGGCAATCTTGAAGATTTTGGAAGTAAATTTAATGATTCACCTTCTTCTCTTAATTTTTCTACAATTGGTTTTGGTAGATGTTTTGCAATATATTCTGGATCTAAAGAATAATTTTCACATACAAAAAGAATTGCATCAATATAAGAATCTCCAGTCCTAAGAACTCTTTTTTCAATTTCTTGCTGAAGATTTAATTCACTGTTTTCAATTATCATTTGAATCTCCTTTGCATAGAAGTATACATCATTACAAAACAAATACAAGCAAAATATTTATTTTTTTAATGTATCTAACCAATAGTCAACCATTTCGTCCATCATTTGTTCAAATGTATATTTTGGATTCCAACCAAGAACATTTCTTGCTTTTGTAGAATCGCCTCTTAAATAATGAAGTTCTTCTGGTCTTAGATATTTTTTATCAGTAACAACATAATCTGTCCAATTTAATCCCAATCTATTAAAAATATATTCTAGCATTTCTTGAACAGATCTAGTTTCACCAGTTGCGATAACAAAATCTTCTGGTTTGTCTTGTTGTAACATTAACCACATTGCTTCAACATAATCTTTTGCATGTCCCCAGTCTCTTTTTGCATGGAGATTACCAAGAACTAATTTATCACTAAGACCTAGTTTAATTTTTGCTGCTTCTAATGCTGCTTTATTTGTTACGAAGTTTATACCTCTTCTTGGTGATTCGTGGTTGAATAAAATACCAGAACAAACAAACATTTTATATGCATTTCTATAATTATGGCATAGTGTATGTGCATATAATTTAGCACATCCATAAGGACTTACTGGAACTAATGGTGTTGTTTCTCTCTGTAGACCATCTGGATCACATGAATTACCAAACATTTCTGATGTTGCTGCATGGTATACTTTAGAATGCGGTGAGAATCTACGAACTGCTTCTAGAATCGCTAGAGTACCACCAGCATTTACATCTAGAGTATATTTTGGTAACTCAAAGGATACCTGAACATGTGACTGAGCACCGATATGATAAATTTCATCTGGTTGTGTTTCTTTTACAACGGAATCTACACTGATGGTATCAGTTAAATCCATATAATGTAGTGTTATTAGTTCTTTAGAGTGTAAATGTTCTATTCTTGTTGTTTGTGATTCTGGTACTGAATTTCTACGAATAGTACCGTGGACAATATATCCCTTTTCAAGTAAAAATTCTGCTAAGTAAGATGCATCTTGTCCGTTTGCGCCAATAATGAGTGCTGTCTTTTTCATATCAATTTATGCTCCTGTTTACTATGCTACTTATATAATCGATTTCATCCATGCTCATATCTGGGTTATTTGGTAAATATAAACCATAATCATGTATTATGTCGGAAAAACTATAAATCTTTTCTCCATATTTTTCGTAATAAAATGGCTGTCTTGACATGCTACCACATATTAACGGACGACACTCAACATTTCCTTCTCTGAGATTTTTAACAATTATATCCTTTTTTGGATGGATAATTGGGTACGCAAAATTACTGTTAAACTCTGAAAATTTTATCTTCCAGTAATTATTTTTTATTTTCTGATCGTATCTTAATAAGTTTCTATATCTTGTTTCATTTTTTCTATCTAATGTTTTTAATTGTGATAGACCTAGAAATGCTTGGAGATCCGTGGATCTTAAATTAAATCCTGGATGATAAAAGGTATATAAATTTCTAAAATCATCTACATCATATTTTTCTTTTAATTTCTTTTGAGTCTCAGCAGAAAGATCCCTACTCCATCCATGAGATCTAATAGATTTTAATAGTTCATACATCTCAAAATCATTGGTAGAAATTAAACCACCTTCTATTGTGGAAAAATGATGACCAAAATAAGTAGAGAATGAAGACATTAAACCAAAAGTACCAGTTTTTTGTCCTTTATATAAAGATCCGACACTTTCACATGAATCTTCTATGATTAGAACATCATATCTATTGCATATTTCTCGTATCTCATCCATTTTATTTGGAATACCAAGTACATGAACCAATATTAAACATGATGGTCTTTCTGTTTTACATATATCCTCAAGACATTTTGGATCCAAGCCCAAACTATCTTTATCAGTGTCACATAGTATTAAATCAAGTCCTAGTTGCATTATGGGACTTATAGTAGTTACCCATGATACACATGGAGCAACCACCTTATTGTTTCTAAGGCGACCAGATAATTTTAGAGCATATACCATCGCCAAATTGGCAGATGAACCAGAATTAACAAAAACAGAATATTTAACTCCTAACCACTTTGACCATTCTTCTTCAAACTGTTCAGTTAATTTTCCTTTAGTTAATTGTGGATAGGTTGATAACCAAGAGCAAAGAGAATCAATTTCTTCATGTGAAATTGTATCTTTAACTAATTTTATTGGTAAATTTGTCATATGATCACTTTGAAAGAATAAAAATACCTACACCATTATGCCATGTGTGCTTAAAATTATCACAGTCACCAGTTAACATAATTTTTTTATATTCTATTTTCAAATTTAATTTTTTAATAGAATTTTCTGTACCAATACCAACTTCTGGCCAATTATAATCATCTACTATGAATATAAATGTTTCATTCATAGACTCTATATAATGTAATAATGCTTTTTCTTGTGTTTCTAAATTATGAAGACCATCATACAGATATAAATCTATATTTTTAATTTCATACTTTGACGGAGACTCCAAAAAACAATCCATATTAAATAGATTTGGTTCTATTCCAATAAACTTTTTAAAGTTATTTTTAAATTCTTCTTGAGGACCACCGAATTCTGACCAATTATCTATTATATAATGATTTTTAATTTTATCTGTATTGTTATACATTGCAGATATTACAGTAGATCCTTTCCAACATCCTATTTCCAAATAATTAATATCGGTTAATTGGTTAACTAATTTATTAATAAATCTACGATATAATGTACCACTCATTCCTTCCAATTTCTCTATCTCTGTAGGTAGAGTACATTGTCCATTTTGTATTTCATTTAATATTGAATCAATTTTATTGATTGTTTCTTTTTTGTTTATCATTTATTTCTTTCACTAATATGTTATGTAAATTTAATTCTGTAAAATTATTTTTTTGTTTTGAATAAAATATATTTTTTCTATAAATTGAATAATCTTTTATATTTTCTGTAACATAATCCTCATAGTTCATATCAAACACACGATAGAGTTTTCTTATAAATTCATTAATAAAAATTAATTTACCTGTTCCTATTATTTTATGATTTTGCATACCTATAGTTTCATTCACAATATAACTTGGATGTAAAAGTTCTCTATAGTAATATGTATCTCCCAATTCAACATGTGTTTTATTTGCTATTGAATCTATTACTTTACCAAACAAAAATGGTGGCAATCTATATTTTGAATTAAAATTAAAAGGATATGCAACATATACATTATTATATGTTTGTTTTAAATAATTTGTTATAGTTTCTTTAGAATTAATGTAATCTGAGTAGTGATAATTTACTGGAGTATCCAAATCAATTTCACCGACAGTGTTGTTCCACATTTCTGCTGTAGAATAGTAAATTATTTTGTTTGCATTTAATTTTTTTATAACTTCTTTAGTATAATTAACATTTATATCATTGAACAATTTATCATTGTTTTTGAATGTTCGTTGTTCTGCAAAACAAATATAGACACAATCCCAGTGTTGATTGAATATGTTTTCATCTATATTTCTGGAAGAAATTTTAATATAATCTTCTGGAAAATAATAAGACAATTGTGATGTATTGCCTATCACTAAATTCATTTTAATCCTTTACATATAAACAATCAGCCTGCCAAGTTGATCTGCCCCACAGTGATTTTAAAACAAATCCTTGATCTGTTAAAAATTTATTAATCTCATCAAAATGACACATACCAGATCTAAACGGTATGAAATTTACTTCAATCATTACAACCTTTGCAGATTCTACTGCTGCTTTTGTGTTTTGTAGTGCTATCAACTCACCACCTTCAAGATCAAACCAAATCATATCAATTTTAGGATTTCCTAATTTGGTTAATTCTTCATCCCCAGTTGTACATTCTACTGTTATTTCAGTATCCTTATAACCATCATCTTTTATTTTTTGTTTCAATACCGGATCTGGTGTTACACTATCTGGAATTGTTACATTTTTATAATTATCTGGAAATAAAGAAGAAGCACCAGGAACCGATGTACTTCTAAAAAATGTAATAGTGCCAGAACGATCATTCAATGCTTTTTGTATTACAGTAACATTTGAATTGTTTGTTCTTGCTAATTTTGTTTTTAGTTCATTGAATTTATCTGGTAATGGTTCAAATCCTATTATAGTAGAGTTTGGCCAAAGTTGTTTAAATCTGATAGTATCAGAACCATCATGACATCCTGCTTCAAGAATAACAGGATTATCTGGTAATAGTGGTACTAAAATCGAATGTGGATCACTTGGTGCATCAATCCACGGTAAATATTCATATCCTTTATAATCGCCCATATTATTCTCCCTTTATTAATTATGATGGTATATAAATACCGTCTTCTGTTAAAACTCTTCTGATTTTATCCTCAAACCAAATACTACTTGTGCATCTTTCATATTTAAAATCTGCAAGTTTGTCTTTTAATTCTTCTACTTGTTCAAAGAAAATACAATCCTTTATTGCAGCCTCTTCTGGATGATGATCAAGAGTATCACTATGAACTTGTAATATTGGAATAGTATGTGTAAGCAATCCTTCATAGAATCTAAAAGGTATTGCATTACTCGTTCCAGATCTTGGACAGAAAACAAATCTATAGTTTGCCACAGTCTGCATGTAATCTTTCCAGTATTCTTTCGCATTTATCTTATAATAGTCTCTTGATGATATTATATCAATATCAATATACTTACCAATTTTATCAAGTGCATCTCTTCTATCTTGATAATGCTTCTCTAGTGTTTGTCCTATAAAAATACACTTATTTATTTTATTTTGGGTATTTACACAATCCTTATAATGAGAGGACACTGCATATCCTAACATTTTACGATCTGTTAATTTATGATCTTCAACATCCCACATATAATAATTTATATTTTTTATTTGAGTTATTCTTTCAAACTGTGGAACATTATGCTTCCATACTGTATTGTAAACTTTTTCTCCACCTATAACAACAACTTTAATATTTTGATCATTACAAATGTTTATAAATTCATCAGTATTCCATACCAATACATGATGACCAAAATGATCATTGCCTATAAAAATTAAATCAAGTCCATTTGCATCAGATGGATGTTTTATTAATTTAACATCACCATATATGTTCTTTATGGCATAATAATAGTTCTCAATTACTATGCTTCTTTCCCAATCCATATAACATATTATACCAACTTTCATATTGTCTCCTTAAAACATTCTATGTAGTTTTTCCAATATGAAAATTTTAATTTTTCCATATTATATTGTGTATTTTTCATTTCTTCCAATTTTTGTTTAAGGAATGCTTCTGTTACTTCATTCCAATCATTAACAAAAATAACAGGAAGATCAGTAAACATCTTTTCTAATCCATGATATCTTTTCATAACTGGATAACGATTTAGATATAGAACTTCCCAACTTCGATGACAATCTAATCCATTTCCTCTTGGGCATATAACAAAATGGTGATCCTTAATATCATCACAAAATGCATGATAGTTTGAATGATTTGGTGGTCTAACAGTAGCCCATGACTGACGACTAAAATAGTCATATGCTGGTTGTCTATCTGGCTTCCATGTATTAACATTACAATTTAAATATACTAATCTGGATGGAACATTTTCTGTTCTTGATTTTTCTTGTAGTATTAATTTTCTTTGTGGTTGACCAGTTATGTAATCATTTTCCAATCCAATTGGAAGAGGAAAAACTCTATCATCCACACACATAATATTTTGCCCAAACCAATATTTACAATTTGGGAAATTACCGACAAGATCACAATTTACAGGAGTATCACCATTATGGGTTATTATAATAGTAGAGTCGTTTGGAATTGTTCTCTTTACAAACTCAACATCGGGATTATTGGAATAACTAAACCCAGATTTTCCTGTAAAATATTCTTTAAATTTATCGCCCCAGATATATTCATCATATTGTATCATTTTAATATCCTCTCTGCCATTGTTGAGAACTTAGTATGTGGTATCCTTGATTTCTTAATGTTGTTATATCATGTTGTGTTGGAATATGTTTAATATCTTTAACTCGTATAGCACCAACATTAATTGTCTTATCATTTTTATATTTAATCATATAGTTTCCATATAAATCATCTGATGCAAATCCAGACCAAGCATTCAGATCTAATGAATGTAATATTGCTTCATCCCATCTTTTACCATTTCTGGCTTCTATAAAACTTCTAAGTTCTCTCATGTAAGTTCTATTTAAAACCATATTATGATTGATGAACGAAATACCAGATGTGGTTGGTTCTCCCATCAATGTTTCATAGTTTTTTCTATAGTCTTCATGATATTCACCAGTATATGCTCTTGCATATGGGAATACATTTGTTTGTGTGATATTTACATAAGGATTTTGTAAAAATACTATATCCGAATCACATGTTAAATAATCTTCGGATAAATCGGGTATTATTTGATCAGTTCCCACTTCTAATAATTGTTGATAAATCCATCCAGCTCTATCAAAATATTTACCACCAGAATTTTTCCAATATGACTTTATCTGTTCCACTGAAAGAATATTTTTAATTTCTTTTTCGTTTATAAAATTTGTATTTGGTATATTTGGATTTTCAGATGTTATAAGGAATATTCTTTTAATTTCCATAACATCTCTCAAAGAATTGCAACATGTTTCTACTGTGGCTTTATCTTTTGGATGGAAGGGTATTATTGCATCATTTAATATCATATAAATTTTCCTGTCAATTTAGAATGTATGTGTAGATTATTTATCTTAATTTTATTACCATTCCAAACCACGAATGGATTATTATTTTCCATAATAACTTGTATCGAATTTTCTTTTATTTTTTTACCAATTTCTTGAAAAACAGAAAACCATCCTGGTTTTGATTGTGGATCATGAACTGCTGGAAGTCCCCCTATATACTGACCATATGAAGAAGGATCAAATACAGAATTAAAATGATTAAAATTATTAGTATATCGTTCTGTAGTACTACCAGTTGGTAAAATTGGTATCATTTCACATCCGGGATATACTCCCAGTATTCTCATTTCAGTTGGATACCCTTGATATTTGTTTCTTAATGTTTCAGATGGTAATGCATATTCTTGTTTGAATAGATCTGTAATTTTTGTAATTCCTGGTACATCCTTTATGAATGTCATACCCATAACAACTTCGTCATGTGAATGTGCTGTTATTGCGAATCCATTATATTTTTGAGACATTAATTCAATTATTTTTTCTGGATTTTCATACAACAACACATCATTATCGAAAGTAAGAACATTACTTAAATTTCTATCTTCCATTAATTTTTTTATATAAAATAATCTAAAAGAAGATCCTCTCCACATATGATCTTCTTTATTGAAATAATTTAAATCCTTTAACCATTGAAATTCTAAATATTGATTAGTGTTTATTGTTATAACACCTTCTATTTCATATGCAGAATCAGTTAAAAGATAAATTGGTATATTTGAGTATTGTTTTATTTTTATTATACAATCTTTTAAATGATTTGGTATTGGTGTATTTGTGTGATATAAAATTATAGACATTAGATTACCTCTGGTTTTTGAACCAATATCCATGTTTGTACTGGTACTTCTGGGTCATTTTTGACTATTTTATTTTGATCCATCATTTCAAATATATCCGGCCAATATACATCTTTATACATTAGTTCTAGATATTTTTTATTTCCCCAATAACCAACTTCTTTTATATCAAATCCTGCAAGTTTGCATAATACTGCAAGACCCATTGGTGTAAATCCAGAAAAATGAAATGGTGTATCGTGTGGTATACTAAGAATAGGAACTGCTGTGTATAAAAATCCACCCGGTTTTAATATTGAATAAAGATTTTTCATGCAGACTAATGGATTATATAAATGTTCTAATGTATGATTAAATAATACAAAATCAAAATCATTTCCAATTTTATTTGAATTTATTGTATGTAAATCATTATCCTTATTTGTTTCATAATCTGAAAAATATTTTTCCGTATAATAAATATATGGTAATTCAAAATCTTTTTTATATGTGTAAAATAATTTGTTACCAATATCAAATCCATATTTTTTAGACCATTCTCTAAATTCTAAAACAGAAAATAATCTTGGACAATCTCGCTTACTCCATTGTTGTAAATCAAGATCAATAGTTTTCATATCTGAATATTTTGTAAAATAATTTTCAGGTTTTACAACATGAGTAGTGTATATTTCTTGTATTTCTTCTTCTGTTAAGTATTCCATATTACCTCTATTTTATTCCAATTTGATAATGCATAATTTTGATGTATTTTGCATGATAAACTTTTATCATGCAGTCCGGTCCATTTATCTGGTAAATATACTGTGCTGGTTTGATTCAAAAAAGCCCCCCACCAACTGAAAGAACTATTAGCAACAATATTAATATCACACATACTCATAAGACACAGGGATTTGAATTCATCAGCATCAATGAACTCCATGTGTTTTAAATTAAAATTATTACGACACCATTCAAGATCGTCAGAAAAAATTAAATAAAGATTTTCAGAACCAATTTTATTGAATGCTTCATTATAATAATTTGATTTTGTTAAATTGCCCCACACATGCTCTGCTATCATATAATCACCTCTTCGTATATGAACAGATACTATTGGCATATTGTATTTATTTTTTAAATCCCTAATCTTCTGAATAGCATATGAACTATGTTCATTTTTAAATTTTAAAAAATTAATATATTCAATTCTACAATTATTATAATAACTTAAATTTTGAAAATATCCATCATATATTGTTCCCAGTTGTTGTTCATAAACTTCTGGATAAAATTCATAAGGACATCCATAATTTTTTCTAATTAAATGTTCACCATTTGATGGTATATAATCCACATCAAAGCAATTCCAAAATTGATGTGAAAATCCAGTTCCTCGTTTTAAATAAAATTCCTGACCAGTTTTGTGTTTTATTGAAAATAATAATCCACATTGAAATAACTGATTTCCCAATCTACCACCACCAAAATTATGCATAGTGTTTGCTATCATTATAATATTCCATTGACTAATCTATCAATATCAGATTTATATGAAGAATATGGTCTTGGGCAATGAGCATCGATATAATGTTCTGATTTGACACCATCATATGACCAACTATTCCAATATTGTCTATCTACTCTTAAACTACATGTATCTCTTGGTTTGTTGCCATGTCTTGTAGTTAATACAAATCTACTTTTATCTGGGAATAGGTTTACCATTTTATTGCAATGTTGTTCATCGGCACCCCAATGCATCATAAGTTCTGTTTGATTTTGTGGAACATGGTGATAAGTACATTCTGTCCATTTTATTTGCTTTAAAAATTCTTCATAAGTATCTGGTAAATTTAATATTTCTTTAAAAGTATTACCAGTTGCTACATTATAACAGCAGGGAAAAAGACCTATTGCTTTGGCATTCATGTTTACAAACTTATCATTTGGAATAGATTGTAATGAATCTATAAAATATTTTTTAGATATTGGAAGCATATCTATATCAGAAGTTATCCATGTTGCATTTAAATCATTTATTGGATACCAATATCTAGAACATTGTGCTTGTATATGCAGTGGTATGTCTGATACAGGATTAAAATGAACAACTTTTCCATACTCTTCTGTTGGTTTTATTGATGAATCACCAACAAGAAATAATATTGGGGTTATATTAAATTTTACTTTCCATATTTTAGATACAATTGGCCAAAAGTCCAAATAATATGGATTTGTAGTGGAACTCATTATTGCATAATCTATTTTCATTATTATATTTGCCTTTGATATTCAACAAACAGTTCTTGATTTATACTTGCTGGAAATTGTGGTCGTCCAATAAATTGACCATGCTCATCATTATATAGAATCGGAATAATCCAGTTATTTGTCCTGTCGTTATGAAAATTGTTATCATCATGAACAATCATATCATTTATAAACACATCATATACCTTATCAGTTAAAAATACTTCATCCATTGCTAAGTGGTGTTTATTATTTCTAATATAATCTTCTGTTATTGTTTGTAATGAATGTAATTTATTTGTTCTTTTAATACCAAACATACCAGCCTGTATTTTATTCTTATGATGGGGGTGATCTCTCATTATGTGAATAGATTTATCACTGTTTAACCATTCATTAACAGCAGATACTTCTCTTTCAGTTATATGACTATCAATATCCCTTGAGATAAAAACATCACAATCATCATAAGCAAAAAATCTCCACAATCTTCTAGAGTGACCTGAACCATTTTGCAATATCAGTTCAACATTCTCTTTTTGTTTTAATAGATTTAATACACTTGGTGGAACTGAATTGTCATAATAAATTCTACATTTCCAATCAGGATAAAACTTTTTACATAAATCTGCATTTACTAATGCATTAACAGTATATCGTTGACTATTACCAAATAATGAAAATGATACTATTTTTTTCATATTAATTCTTTTATCTTGTTGTAAATTAAATCATCTGCGCCTATAAACGATTTTATTGTTTCTAAGTTATTCTTGACAGAAGTTATTTTTGAATAATACAAATCTGGAGTTAGTGTAGAAATATCAAAACTATCATTTAAAATAATAATTCCATTTGAATCAAAATGATTACTTATTTTTTCAGTTCCATAATATACAGGAATAGTTCCACTTGCAAAACAGTCTGTTACTTTTTCTGTAAAATAAGTATTATATTTGTAATTTTCTATAGTTATACTGAACATATAATCATTTAATGCTTCTGCTTTACTTTTGTGGTGATAATGTTCTGTTCCGGATATACCAATTTTTTTACTACCAAATATACCACCATATAAATCTACTGAATTTTTAAATTTTTCAGCTAATTGTATTCTCTGTACATGTCCTTCTGTGCTTTGATTGGGAGAAGCAAGTAATGAAACTAATTTTGTTTTATTATATATTTTTTGATCTTGATATGGTGTCCACGGTAAATTACTACCAGAATAACAAAATTCAAATAAATTAGTATCTAATTCGATGAGGGTTTCATCACATGTAAAAATTTTATTATATGAATTTTTATATTTAATTAAATTGTTTTTAATATCATTAAATATATTTTGTTTAACAATTTTAGATTCACAGAACCAACCAAACTTATTTTTTGTTTTTACCTCGTTTGCTCCCCGTAATAAGCCATTGTCAATATAAACTTCTGCTATACCGGAATCTTTAGACCATTTAAAGTTTTTAGGTGGATTACTACCACTTGAAGAATATTCTATTTTAAATGGTGCACCTATTGCTTTTAACATATCATACCTCACATGGCATAACTTCTCGATAGAACATTCTATCGAGTCTTATTGATTCTAAAAATTCTTGATTTGGTCTTATATTTGATTTATGGTTATGATAACACTTGAATGTTAGTGATGGATTTTTAACTTTATATCCTGCCTGTTCTGCATGATATGGTATTGTATTATCATTACCAGGAACACCAAAATAGAAATTGCAATTTTGCATATTACATTTTCCCTTCCAACACCAGACATCTTGTGACCATTTTCCAAATCCCATAGTAAATGGTTTATGGTATTCTCTTCTAGAAATACAATAAAAATCAGTATCTGTTATTTTATTTTTTAAATTATTAAAATCTTCTGTAAAAATTATATCATTATTTGCAACACATGATATACCATCTTCTGATATATAATCTCTAGAAAGATTAAATAACATTTGAAATGAGCATCGTTCATCTCTAGAAATACAAACAACTTTATTATTTTTTCCAATGGGATGATTAATTAAATGTTCTAGAGTTTCTTTTGGTGCTATTGCATAAATTTTATCAATACAACTTAATGAGCAATTTTTTTCTATTGCTTCAAATACTTCTATATTTCTTTGATCATCTTTAAAATAAAAATACTCAATAAAAAGATTCATAATATTTTTCCTTCTGCTTGCCTACGATTTATTACTTGTCTGGTATATTCCCTTTTACCATCCGTTTTGGAAAGAATGATTGTAACTTTTGAATCTGCTCTTACTGAACATACTGTATCGGGTAAAGATTTTCTTTTTTCTTTTGGTTGACCATACCATAGATCCTTTAAAACAGGATGATCTAATTCTGGTACATCAACTGCACAACCAGTTAACCACGAATTTATAAAGGAACGAGAACCATCTGTATTATTAAAATAAATTAAAGCACTTTCTGGGCAACCATTTGATTTTTCCACACATGCTATATCCACATCCAATTGATCCATCTCTATTGGTAGAGAATGAACTTCTGAATCTGCATCAATCCATATTACTGGTTCTTGAAATTTATTTAAACAATCTAGTATGAATTTTGGCTTTCTTAAGCAATTCAATGCGTAACTACCAAGACTTGGTAATTGTTCTGCATGAATTCTACCACCAAAACTTTCTATTTTATTTTTTAAAGTAGAAACAGTATTACATAAAGCAAAACAAAGTCCATAATACCTTTCTTGATCTACTTTAGATATATCAATCTTCCAATCTCTTAACTGTTCAATAGTTCTTTTACAGATCGGACGAGCACACGT